CACGATTCTCGGAATAATAAGGATCAAAAGAACCACCAGGATAACGCTTTTCAAGTTTAGTTACATTTCCTGCAATAACTTCATCAATGGTAACACCAAGAGCCATGCAAGCTTGTGCAACATACCACATGATATCACCAAGTTCAATGATAAGGTGATGTCGGTTATCTTCATTAAAGGGTTTTCCTTGGAAAATCATTTTCTTAATAATTTCAAGAAACTCACCACCCTCGGCATTGATCCCAACACCAGCAGTCAAAAGACGTTCAATGTTTGCACCTTTTTCATCAAGTTCTACAAGACGATTGGAAAGAGCAAGAAAATCTGTAGACGCTTCAGAAGTCACTGCATCTACGAAATGAGTGTATTTGGTAAAGTCAATATTTTTAGTCATCAGAATTTAAATCCCTCAAATGATTTTTTTGGTCCAGTTTTCTTTTCTTCATAAGTATACTCCTCATCTTGTCCAGAGTCAAGTATATCGGATTGAGCACTCTGTTCACAATCATAGAGGCGCATCTTTGCACGATCAATACCAACAACAAATCGTTTATTGATAGTAGGATCGTTATAACGATTCTTCAATTGTTTTACCATGATCTGTCCCAACTCTTCCAACTCTTCAGTGCTAATAAGGGCAAACATAAGATCAGCAGTAGCAGGGAGACCAAAGGATTCAGAAGTATCAGTAAGTTCAACATCGCTACTACCATAACCTGAACGAGTGGTCTGAGTAGCGGAGACAATTGGGAGGTTAAACTCAACGGCGAGTCCTCTAAGTTCTTCAGCAATAGCTTTGATATACGAATAAGAATTGACAGAAAGATTACCCTTATACCTAGAGGAAGCACAAATATTAAGGTAGTCAATGAAAATAATATCAGGTCTAAATGACTTCTTAAGTGCAAGTTCATTAAGAAGTGACTTGAAGTGTCCACTATGAGCAGATGCAGTGGGATACTCCTTAATTATAAGAGTTCCTTGAGTCTTCTTTGCAAGATTACTAACTTTTGTCTCAAACATTTGACGAGGTAGATTAGCAATCTCTTGAATATTTACATTCAAAAGATTCGCGTCAATCCTTTCCGCAATCCTCTCTTCAGCCATCTCCATAGTAATATAAAGTACATTCTTACCACGAAGAAGAACAGAAGCAGCAAAATGGCACATGAATAGAGACTTACCAACACCAGTGCCTGCAAGAGCAATATTGAGAGTTTTATTAGGAATGCCACCCTTTGTAATCTTGTTGAAGAACTCCAAATCAAAAGGAATTTTCTCCTCAGTTTGATGGTAGAAGTCATATCGTTCCTCATAATCGTGAAGATAATCGTGACCTACATTAGTATCAAAACTGACTGCAAGAGCATCGGAAAGAATGGATGGAATTGCGTCTTTTGTCTTCTTAGAATCCTTACCATCTACAATAGAAATAGATTCCATCAATGCAAGATAAATGGCCTTATCACGACACCACTTCTCAGTAGTGTCACACAACCATTTTACATCGAGTAGAGAAGTATCCAGATTCCTGGCATATTCAGTTACTTCTTTATAAGTATTCTCATTTAGATCAGAACGATTCTCAATCTCAACTCCAAGAATCTCAGTAGTTGGAAGTTTATTATACTTAAAAATAAACTGACAAATTTCCTCAAAAACTACTTTCTCAGTGTAGTCAGTAAAGTATTCAGTTCGGATAAAAGGTAGAACCTTTCTAGAATATTCTTCATTGAAGGCAAGACTCCTGAGAATAGTAGTTTCAACCCTTTCCATTAGTAATAGTGACAATAAGTGGACATAATATACTTAACTCCTTTGTTGACTCGCAATCCTGCATGAGGATACTGCCACGTTGGAGGAAACACCATGACTGACCCTGTTTTAGGGACAATCTTTTTATTGTGATGAGGAAACTCAGTTTCTCCACCAGTAAAATCATCATTTAGATAATACAAGAAAGCTAGATACCTTCTTGCAGAAGAATGATCTTCAACATCAACGTGAATATCAAACCTATCTTGACTACGAGAATGGTATTTTTTAATCCTAAACTCTTCTAAAAAGAGTCGTGGAGGATACCATCTAGTATAGTCAGAGAAGTCTCTTTTGTAAAGGTTTAAGATACGTGAAGTAACTTGAGAAAGGAATTTAATATTTTCTGGATGTTTTTGATTAATATTCAATTGTGTGAAATTAGGAGTTCCTTTATTATTGATAATTTCCTTGTATCCACTCAGATCAAATAGATCAATCAAGGTCTGACAAGTTTCTTCTGTAAGAACATTATCATAGACCTTGATGAAATTATCCATATTTGAATTCTTTTTGAGCAATTTCATCTAAAGCCTGCATTACTTCTGGAGTGAAATATTCCTCTGCATTTGCGAGGATTTGTTTTGCGTAGATTTTTTTTCCATCAATTTCATATCTACCTGCGACATTCTTCCAAAGTCCGCCAATCTCACCGAGTTCAAGAAGACCATAATAACGATCAAGACCACGCTCATCATAATATAGACGAACTTCCACATCTTGATTCTCCTTACTCAAACGTGACTTAGCAGTTTTACACTTAATGATGTTTCCGATGACTTCTGTTCCATCCTTCTCTTTCTTCTTCGAAAGGTGAATGATGGTAGAAGCGGCATACTTAAGACCACTACCACCGCCCATTTCCTTGGTAGGAACATAAGCACCAATGACATCGTAAGTGTGGTTGGTAACAATCATTGGAATGTTTGCTTGACCAAGTTTCAAGGTAAGCATACGGAATGCACCTTTAATCAGTTGAGATTTGGTCATGTCCCGAACTTCTTTATCGTTCAGAGCATCGTTGATCTCCTTACTCGTGGAAAGCATCCCCAAAGAGTCTAGTACAAACATACATGGACTTCGTTCTGCTTCTGGTTTTTTTAGGTATAAGTCTACCGCTTTGAGCGCTTTACCGCGAAACTCCTCCACTGTAACAACATTAACAACAACAAGACGAGTAGTATCAATTCCACGAGATTCTAGTAGAGATTTGGTAATAGCAGCCTCAGTGTCAAAGTAGAGACAGTAACCATTGGGATTAATATCAAGAAAGTTCTTAACCACGGCGAGAGAGAAAAAAGTCTTTCCAGTAGAAGACTCTCCAGCAATAGCAGTAATCTTATTCCCAGATACACCACCAAATATGCTACCTGAAACCAGTGCATTAAAAATATATGAACCCGTATCAACATAAGTCTCAGTCTCGTCAATATCAGAAGCGAGTTGAGTATACTCTCCTCCAATTTCTTTTACAATATCTTTTAAAAAGTCCATCAAGCTACCATCCCGTATTGTTCACGAAGAATTTTTTTGTATGGAAGTCCCTGTTCGCGGAGTTCACTTACAAGTTTAAGTTTTTGGTAAAGTGCTGTGTCTCCACCAAGAGTCAGTGATTTAATAATTGTATTCAGTTCTTCATCATTAATAGGCAAATCCATTCATTCCTCCAAATTTTTTGACTCGGTGCAGATAACCCAATTATACTTCTTTTTTAGTTCATTTGCAAACCAATATGCAGTGGATGGTGCATCAAAAAACTTCTTGTTTTTAACTGGAGATAATTCTCCAGGTTCAGCCCAAACCACTACATATTTACTCATGAAAAGAAACTCTCCAAACTGATTTTTTTCTCCACGGACCACCCGATAGAATCCAGAATAATTTTCATAGGTTCAACAAATGATTTATTAAATTGAGTATCATAATCAACATATTGTTCCAACCCCAGTTCTCTTGGAAAATCTTGAATAAATCCAAGAACATTTTCCTGAATGGGGTTAGGAATTTTCAAATAAAGAAACTTAATCTTTTCTCCACTTTGAATTGCAGGATACTTTTTATCAAGTCCAGCTTTCTTAGTGTAGTGATTGTATAGAATCGCACCCCGAACATGAAAAGGAACACCTTTATTGTACATGTGCGTTCTAGAAACCCACTTATTAATCTCAGAAACACTTCGGGGAAAAGCAATCTCTTCAGGTTGCAATGATTTAAATTTCTTACGAGAGTTCTCAATAAAATCAATTACATCATCTTCACCCTTAGTCATTACAATGTTAATTGCATCTTTAATCATCTTCCTGCAAGGTGCGGGAGTAGATGTTTTGATCGCTTCAATGCCCATCATCTTAAGTTTCGGTTCCTGATACCGAACACCCTCAGAGTCCCATACACGAAGGATATAACGTTTCTTACCAGTCCAGATTCCACGTTCCGCGATATTCTCACGTTTCATGTACATCTTCTGGTCATATGCATTCAGGTAGTCGGCCAACTCTTGGTAAGAACTTTCAATATACTTTTCAAGTTCCATTGCACAGACCTTATCAAGGAACGTAACAATTTCATCAGTAGTTTTCTCTCTCCCTTTGAATACAGCGTCAACAAAAGGACCCATATTAATATAAATGGAGTCAGTATCCATAGCAATAACATAATCAACCTCCTGAGTTTTGAGAACCTTATTCATA